GGAAGTCGCTGTCGTTCTCAAAATCGGTGGAGCTGCATGACAAAGTCATCGGGCATTATCTGAACATAAAACACTATCAATAAGTTGGAGTCATTACCCCACCTACACTGATTACCCCCCAGACAACAATATTCCTACTCAATGAACAAATGACTACTCGTAGAATCGGTTAACACACCAGATTCTACGAGGTTTCAATGACACCACGACAATTACTCGAAGACGTCAAATCCCGCTTCACACCTTTGATTGCGGATGAACCTGCCTTACTGGAATCCCTGCTAAGAAAAGCATTGGGAACCTACCAGGATAGAGCGGGGCACATCAAGCGGATACGCTTCACTGATCAGGCCAGTAAATCACTTGCTTGCCCTGCTGATTTTCTTGCGCTCGTATCGGTTACAGATCACACCGGCGATCTTGTCTACTCCGACGTTTACGATGGGAATATCGAGCTTGAAGATACCCATCGAGCGGTATACCCACTGAATGTGTCATATCTGGCTAATTTGCGTGATATGGATCTGGATAATGGAGAAGTGCCACCTGAAATCATTGGGTTACTTTCTGACTATCTGGAAGTGCTAATCGCGATACCTAACACTGATCGCCTGCGAAGAATATCTATCGCGGGGAAACTCGATGCCAGCAATTTATCCGACGAGAACACGCTGTATCAGCGGAAGCTGGATCTGGAAGAGAAAATGAGCGCAACAAGGGCAATTATCCCGGGAATTGTTCTTTTCTCATCCATGTTGAAGTGAGGGGGCTGATATGGGGCTTAATGTTGCTTCAGTAAAGTCTTATGTATCTTCGGCATTAACGACGACATTATTTGGCTCCGGCGTTGGTGAGCGGGAAGTTGGTAAGCTGACGTCAATCATCATGAACAAAATGCTGTTCGCGCAAGGATGGCAGTTCTCTGTCGAAGTTGATGGACTGGAGGGAGCAGACTTCTTTGCCAAAGATATTACCTACCACGATTACAGCATCGAATATGAAACGATTAAAATCGGCGGAGGGAATATCCTTCAACCAACGGAGCGTTCGCCAGGGCAGATAACAATGATGGTCAGGGATACCGTTGATGGCCTCGTTTTGGACTGGTTTAAGACGGCAAAAAGTCGGGTGATTAATCCAGACGGTACCGGGAATATACCGTCTAAATATTTGCTCAATGTGCGTATTTATCGGTTGCTGTCTTCCGGCTTAACCAAACTGGAAAATGAGATGACTGTATTCCCGGTCACTACCGGCGATGTCACCTATGCGCGGGATCAGGTTACGGAATTTAAGTCATTCCCAATGACCTTCGCATTGCACAGCACGTTTAACCAATCCTCAAGTTCTTTGGCTTCCCTTCTGGGCTTTAGTTTTTCTCTTTGAATTAAGGAGCAAGGATGCTTTTACCCCTTTTCCCGCTACCATCGCGGCCAACTGAATTGATCCAGTTCCGTCAGCCAAATATTGCTGATGCGATGCGTTTCAACTCGATAACACCGGAGGAACAAGAACAACAGACAACGGCGTATTTAAAAGCCTTGCTGGCTGAACCCGCGAAACATGATCCCCTGACATGGACGGCGCAGGACCGGATTACCGCGTTATGGTGGATATTTACCGGCTCCCGTGAAACACCGGTCGAGACATTCACTTACACCTGTAAACATTGCGGTAAAGAGCATTATTACGATTGCGATATGAATGCTCTGGCTGAAGATATCCAGGTCCTGGAAGTGGAACCTTTCATTGACGATATTGAGGTGTCTGTAGAGGGAGTACCTTATCAATGGCGTATCGTGCCGCTTGATGGTTGGGCAATGGAAATGCTGGAGATGCGCCGTGCAGCATTGCCACCTGAAGACGACGCGGAATTCAAAGAAGCGATCGTTGATTTGCGTTTTTGGGAATTCGCTTATCAGTGTGAGCTTTATAACGATGTTAGCGGTACTCGTGAAGATCAGGCTGAGCGTCGTTATGAAACGATTAAACGGATGGCCATTGATACTGAATTTATGAAGCTGGCGGCACACATCCGACTGGCTCATGAAAAGCTCGAACATGGTTTACCGTGCTACATCGATAAAGGTGAAATGCGTCTTCGTCTCCCGCCGCATAAATGCCCAAATCAGGATAAAAAGGAGTCCACAGAGGGTGCGTATACCCGTCTGTGGGTGCCCTTTCGGGCTACCGACTTCATTCCACAGGTGGGGATTGAAAAGCTATCAGACCTTAGTGTCCAACCTGGTTTTGTATGGGGGTATACCGATTCAGGACGCTGAAAGGCTTACTGAATCCTATGCGTTTTTCCTGTTGGAGAAACTGGAAGAAAAACTTAAACCGAAACGGTAGGCGATAAGATCATGGAAAGAAAAAACGCCAACATTGACGATGTTATAAGGACAGTTGAAACCGCCAGTGCAAAAGAGCTGGAAGAGCTTGCAGGTATCCGGGAAGCTGTTGAAGATTTGAAAGGGGGACGCGTTGCAACTGTTGATCCTGTCTCTCGCAGTGTGTCGGCATTAAATCGCACAATCGAAAATTCCCGGCCAGACTTTGTGGCCAATGCGCCATCAGTGGACCCTATTGTTGAGGCAATGAAACGGCTTAATTTAGGGGACGTTTCTCGTGTAGTTCAGGAAGATGTTGCTCAACAGGAACAGCGGGCCAAATCAACCACACCAAAGGGTAAAAAACGACGCAGGAAGGCTATACCAGAGGATGTAAAGGCACAACGGACCGAAGCAGCCGAACACGCTCGCGAAATGTTCGGTCAAAAAGGCGGTGCGCAAAAAAGCCAAAACCAACGCGATGCGCGTGGTCGTTTTATTGGAAAGTCAGGGAGTAAGGCCGCAGCGGAAGATGCCCGTGCTGAACGAGCAGAAAAGGCCAGGCGAAAAGAGGATGATGAGCGTCTAAATGCTGAATCAGGTTTATTAAAAAAACTGTCAAAAGTAGCTGAAGGCATAGGTAACCCTTCAGAGACTCGTGCTGTCGATGCGTTAGGTTATGCCGTTGCAGGTCCATTGTGGGCAGCAGGGAAGGAGCTTGGCGGGATATCAAAAGAAGTTGGCGGATCGCTTAATGGTGCCAGAAAGTCTATTGCCGATGTGATTCGTGGCAATGACGATAACAGCCGTAGAAAAGGTTTTTTTAGGCGTAAATCGCAAAATAGTGCCGATGTCGTTCAGGTTAACACCCAAAAACGGACGGTTCAGGAACTTCAGGAGCAGACCAGCGAAATTAAAGAGGGCAATGACAAGATTCTCAGCGCCCTTGATCAGATAGCCAAAAACACCGGGAAAAAGAAGGGCGGCTTGCTGTCCAAACTATTTAGCCTGTTAGGGAAGGGGGCCGGTGGCGTCGCGTCGTTGTTAATGGGGCGTGGCATGCTGAAAAAAGCTGGAGCACTCGCTTTTGGCGCTCTGGGGGCAAAGAAACTTGTAGGAATGCTACGCGGTGGTGGTAAGAAGACTCTCGCCCATGAAGGCGGAGATTTGGCTGCCCGGGCAGCAGGTAAACTTGGATTAAAGGCAGTTGGTAAAGGGGCGTTACGCGCAATTCCCCTAGTCGGCACAGTGGTTGGAGGTATTTATGATGCGGTAACCGGTTGGAATGATACAGAAGCGCAACGTCGAGCGTTTGGGCTTAAATCAGGACAAGATCCATCATTCCAGCAAAAAGCCGCTTATACGTTAGCTAATATTCTTGATATGGGGGGACTGGTATCTGGTATTAGCAGCGCCATTGGTGAGGTTCTCAAATCACTTGGATTTGAGGATATCGGCAATATGTTGCAATCATTTTCGACGGAAAGTATTGCCCATGCCATTGATAGTGGGATTACCAACTTAGAAACATATATTTCTAACCTTGGCGACACCATTTCTACCAAGTTCGATGATTACACAGCAAAGATTGGTGATGCTGTTTCAGCATGGTTTAGCGATACATCTAATAAGCTGCTTGAAAAGCTGGATGCCATCAAAGACTTCTTTACTGTCGATAACCTGAAACAGGTTTTCAGTGATGCAATTGATAGTGCAATTGATTTCATTAAGAACCCAGGGAAACACATTAAAGAGGCGGCTGGTAATATTTGGGATGGGGTTAAAAATTTACCAGGTAAAGCATTAGATGCAGCGGTTGATGCCGTTAAAAATACCCCTGCGGCAATGATTGTATCAAAAATACCCAATCCGATCGGCGAGGCTAATGCGAAAGAAATCACTCCAGAGTTAAAAGCTCCGGTTAATAGCCACCAGGAGACATCTGATTCTAAAACTGAATCCGATGCCAAACAGACTAATATTGTTACCCGCGTGATAAATGCGGCACTGGACACGGCGAAAGATAGCAATAAAACAGTTAAAGAAACTGCTAATCAGATTATCAATGCAAATGCCGTAGAAACGGGCAATAGCGCGTTGCAGAAAATTGATAAAGCTATTGGTCAAAATAGCTCGTCATCATCGTCGCTTAATACCACTGGCACCAGGAATGACATTCAGAAAGCTGCGGATACCTACAACAATGGCAACTTGGATGTAAAAGTCGGAAGTCTTGGCGCTGAAGGTAAGGCAAATCTCGATAAGTTGGCTCCGTATTTTGCCGAACTAGAGAATAAATACGGTCTTCCAGAAGGCACTCTTTACGCGATTGCTGCAACTGAATCTGGTGGTAATCCGTATGCAAAATCCCAAACCGGTGCTCTGGGGATGTTTCAGTTCACGGGGATTGCTCGTGAAGAGACTGGCTTAGCTGAAGGTGAATCGTTTGATCCTGTGAAATCGGCAGAAGCTGCGGCTCTTCTCATGAGCAAATATCTGAAGCAAGCCAATGGAGACTTAAACGAGGCCATCACTGCATATAATGCTGGGTTTGGCACTATCAATAAGTGGAAAAAAGGCACAGGTGACTTATCGAAAGAAAACCGTGAGTACGCGATCAAGGTCAATACTCATCGTGCTCGCTATTTAGGTGGTGAAATCTATACACCTGGAGCAGGAGCACAGGGTGGGGCGCAATATGGAGTGAGGGGACCACTGCCTGATAACGCTGTTATCGATCAGTCTACTGGCCTGGCGTTTACCCCTGGTGATAGCCCGTTTGAGAAAGGCGGTCTGGTAGACAAAATTGGCAATGCTGTTGGCGTTAACGATCTGGTCAACAAATTCATGAATGGCCGGGGTATGCGTCGGGAAGTCGTTCAGGGAACGCTCGAAGAACGTGCACGAGGGAAGGGGACCGCAACAGCAGCTGGCAATGTGTATGTTGATACTCCGATGCCAGTTGAAGAGGCGCGTCCGGTGGCCAGCAACTCAAGTTACTTTGACCAACTCGGCGCACAAATGGGGATTGATGGGCTATTTGATAAACTCCGCAACTCGCCGGGGATGCGGAAAAATAATGCGCCTGAACCAGCCTCCACGTCCCAGGTGACGACTGCCGCCAACGATTTGCAGCAACCAACCGGTCGTATGCAGATAGACGGACAGGTTATTAGTGACCTTGGCGGCTCCGGTGCCAAGCCGACAATGCAGTTGGCTGATAATACCGTTTCACTTGATGGTGAAACGAAGCGGCTGTTTGCGCAGATGACCTCATTGCTTGCCAGGATTGAAGAGCACACTAAAGACTCGGCGAAAGGCCAGGGAACTGTCGTAAAGGTCAGCACGCCTCAACCGGGCGTTATGCGCACGGTGCCACTGTCAATTGATGATCCGTTGATGAATGACTACGCGAGAGTTGATTGATGGCCAACAATAATGAAATTGATCCTTTACTGACGCTGGAGTTATCCGGCGTAAAAACGTATGAGTCCCAGGAGGAGGCCTGGGGCGCTCGTTTATATGAGTGGCTAAACACTTATCAGGGTGAGGTATACGGAGATCCGTCATGGGGCAATGTTTTACCGCAGTTTAAACACGAACCGACCAACTTGTCGCATGTTCAAATTGCGGTTGAGGCAATGCTGTTGCAAAAACTGACGGTAGATTTACCTGACATACCGATTTCTGGCTTGTCAGTAGCCGAGGGAGATGCTTTTGATAAGTTGAAAATATCCATTCGTATCAGGGATATAACTATCACACAGGACGTGGTGCTATGAGTAAAACAACACCGACTAAAGACAGTATTCGTGCAGAGTTTGAAGAGCTTGTCGAGAAAGATTCATTCTGGTCGAAGTTTGTCGGCTCTCAATTTGTCTCGATGCTGACATTGTTTATTACCCAGATTGTCTACAGGTGCTTTCAGTATGCCGATGCGGCGCTGGCTGAAGGCTTTATATCGACCGCGACGCGGCGTTCCTCTATCCTGGCAGCGGCAGAAACGAATAGTTACGTTGGTACCAAGCCAACACCGTCATCGGGGATGATTGAGATCACCGCCACAAGTGAAGATGCCCCAGCGGTAATCCCCAAAAACATGCCTTTAATATCTGACGACCAGTACCCTTACATGACTATGGATGTATGCAGGTTGGTTGACGGCACCGGTACGGTAGAAGTGGCACAGTTGGAAATCCAGGAGGTGACATATACCGTTACGGCAGCCAAAGAATTTCTGGAAGTCGTGTTATCAAAGGCTCTCACTGCTGTCTGCTGTAAGCTGGAAGTATTCGTGACGACCGATGGTAAGACCACGCAGTGGTCTTCCAGCACTATGTTCCGGTTAGCCGGTAGTAAAAGCCAGGTCTACGTTGAGTTTTATAAGCCATCCGAGCAGTTGGGGGTTCGATTCGGTGATGGGCTAATTGGGCAAATACCGCCAGAAGGCTCGACCATTACACTTAAGGTATGGTGCACCAACGGAGATATAACCCTGGTTGCTGGCCAAAACCTGACTCCTGTCGATTCTGCGGCTAATTTAGCTAATTTGATTTCAGTTAAGACAACGACACCCATAACCGCAGGTACCGATGCCGAAACAACGGAGATCACACGTAATCGTGCACAATATTACCTTGCCTATGATGATCAGGTCGTATGGGGCGGGGACTATACGTATTTTCTGGTGCGTAACATCCCGGGACTGTCCTGGGTAAAGGCATGGGGCGAAGGCCAGCAAGAGAAATTAGATGGTGCTTATAATGTTCGGAATATCAATAAGATATTTATTTCAGGATGGCATCCAAACAAAAGCCAGTCAGAGCTTGAAGAAATGATCCTGGCTGCCTTTAAGAAGGTGCCGAATGAGTTGAACAAGAAATTCTCGTATAAAGAGGTCAGAAAACTCCCCTTTAAGATCACCATCACTGGGCGGATATCGGCAAGCCTGACCATTGAGAACGTGACTGATGAGCTGAAGTCGGCACTGGAAACAAAATTTGGGCGTGACTCAACTTTCTTTGATCCGAACCGTGTCGGCAAGTACATCCTAATCAAGAAAAAAGACGTTTGGGCATTTATCGAAACGCTGGGTTATTTCCGCGACTTTTATCTGGAATTTGTCGAGTGGAATGAGTCCAACGGCTTTTACGATTTCGTTTATCTGGATACAGAAAACTCCACCTTTAATATTTCGTATGAGGAGGAGTGATGCAGCGTTCCTGGTTTAATAACCGGCTTACATCAGCTAAGCAAAAGTCATTACTTTATAAATCATTGGCTGATTTGGTTCAGTCAATGATGGACACCTTTGTTGACCCATGGTTGGAGCGAATTACCAACCGGAAGTCTATTTTCTCCATGAGCAAGGAGGATCTGGAGACTAGGACAAATGAACTTGGCCAGTTTTTTACTATCAGGACGTCGAATTCATCTTCCGTTCCGATGTTGTTACAACAGCGGTTTGATGAGATCCATTTTAAGGGTACTGAACGCCCTATAAACCAGACAATTTATCGCGAATTTAACGGTATATCGGTTTTATGGGATCCCATATATGCTCCGGTGGACTTTGAACGTCATCCCTATGGCACGGTCCTGATTCCAGAAAGCACACTGGAAACCACCGGCGGCACATTCGGCGAGATGTTTCTGACTTCCAGAGGAATGATCAGTATTCCCATAAACGACCTGGCCCGGACAATGGGTATTACTGGAACGATAGATCAGTCCGCAATTACAGAAGAAATTCTCAGAAAGTTTAATCAGTTCGTAAAGCCTCTACTGCCACTGCATATAGTGTTTGATGGGCTTACGCTCTATTTGTCGGTTGTTGTAAATGAACAGGCCGACATGATTACTTTGAATGAGATTTCTGATACCGAAAAAGCATTCTGCTGGTTTGAAACTTCGGATACAACTTCGCTTACTGAAGTTACGTCGATTAACGCCCCGATCACTGCAACGCCGGGCGGCACTATTGTGAAAGCAACGCCTACGTTTGATCGCACCCGCGCAGATGATTTGCTGTTGGATAGCGATGCGTGACAATCACCCCGTCCGCAGGGCGGGGTGACAAGTTACTTATCTTACAATGAGGCTTCACAACATTGATTAGGGAAAATCATGTCTGACGTCTCAACAAACCTCTATAAGAGTCAGTTGTTGGACTATTACTATCAGCGGCGCGCTGAATCGTCCATTAACAAAGGCTCTCGATTTTTAATCAGCAAGGCCGTTTTTGGTACCAGTTCACTGGTTACTAAGAAAGGAGATGGCACTTATGAGATTGGAGAACTGCCTAAGGCTTTCGATCTGGCAGAACTGACCAGTCAATTTTGCACCATCAACCTCGTCCCAACCTACTCAGGCGGGATAATTACTGTCCGAATGGACCTTGATCAAAGTCAGTTGCAGGAAGGGAAAAACTACCCATTCAACACTCTGGTTGTTCTGGATAACGAGAATAAGCCAATCGCCATTATTTGTGTCCAGGAAGACTCGCTGTATGTGGGCAAAACATATACCGCAGTTATGGCCATAAACTCGACTACAGCATAAGGATATGCTTGATGAATGACGTTACAGTTGTTACATCGGTTACTTACCCATCACCCGAGTCGTTGGCTCTGGTGGCTGATGTGCAATACCACGAACCATATCTGTCAGCCGCTCTAAACCGAAAATTCAGGGGAATTGTTGACCCGGGATTTTATGCTGGTTTCTTGCCTAAGCCTGGCGGTGGGATGAACCTGTTAATCACCTCAGTGGATGGAGATAAAACCGCTGGCGCGGCGTCAGTGGATATTGGTGAATTCTACCAGGTAACTATTCAGCATCGTAAGGATATCTCTCTTGCACTTAACGCAGGCAAGAAATATGCAATTGTGCTGAAGGGAAGATACCTTCTTGGAGAAGATACCTATCAGGTGAATACCGCGTCACATATTCATGCAGCTGAATTTGTTGCCAGAACCTATACCGATTCATATCAGTTAGGTGATGGGGAACTGCTGGTTTGTACGGTGAATATCCCTGCTGGCGTATCTACCATTACTCAAGAGATGATTGATACATCCGAGCGTATCAACCGCACGATCGGCATTGATATTTCAGACTCTGTAACCAGTACCAGAAGTGATGTTGCTGCGAGTTCGCTGGCAGTTAAAAAAGCCTACGATCTGGCGAAAAGCAAGTATACGGCGCAGGATGCAAGCACAACGCAAAAGGGATTAGTTCAGCTCAGTAGTGCCACTAACAGCACGTCTGAAGTGCTGGCCGCCACACCGAAAGCTGTCAAGGCTGCATATGACCTGGCTAACGGGAAGTATACAGCCCAGGATGCAACCACGACACAAAAAGGGATAGTTCAGCTCAGTAGCGACACCAACAGCACTTCTGAAACATTAGCTGCAACTCCAAAAGCGGTTAAAGCTGCATACGATCTAGCAGCCGGAAAGGCACCATCCAGTCATACACATCCCTGGAATCAGATCACTGGTGTGCCAACAGCTTCATTGACAGCGAAAGGCATCACTCAGCTCAGTAGTGCCACTAACAGCACGTCTGAAGTGCTGGCCGCCACACCGAAAGCTGTCAAGGCTGCATATGATTTGGCTAACGGGAAGTATACAGCCCAGGATGCAACCACGGCTCAAAAAGGGATAGTCCAACTCAGCAGTGCTACCAATAGCACGTCCGAAGTGCTGGCCGCCACACCGAAAGCTGTCAAGGCTGCATATGATTTGGCTAATGGAAAGCAAGCGGCAGACGCTACGCTCACTGCTCTAGCGGCACTAGCTACAGCAGCAGATAAACTCCCTTATTTCACAGGTGTTGATCGTGCCGCGTTAACTGCATTGACAAGTGTTGGACGCGCCATTCTTGGTAAGACCAGTATTCAGAGCGTTCTTGATTACCTTCCATTTCTGCTAAAGCACCCATGACATGAAAAAAGAAACGCCCCATGGGTGTTGATGTGTCAATACTGTCTGTCAGACTACGGAAATTAACACCTTTTTCCCGCAACTCCTCTATAAGCGTGATAAGGTGTTTCATACTTCTGCCAAGCCTATCCAGCTTCCAGACAACCAGCGTATCTCCTTCTGATAACGTTCTGAGCAGCTTTTTCAAGCCTGGTCTGGCTGACTTTGTTCCGCTTATTTTATCTTCAAAAATCAGTTCACATCCTGCGCAGTTCAGTGCATTTCTTTGTAAATCTGTGTTTTGGTCATTTGTTGACACACGAATGTAGCCAATTTGCATGAAAAACAACCTCTTTGTTTAGTTAAAAATACATCGTTGGTATAGGTAGGGATTAAGACTAAAACGTTGGTTTGGGGGAAGGCTCTGCACTGCCTGTTGGTGTGCCCGTTCCGTGGCCCTTAGAAACACCACCAACGGGCTGGCTAAAATGCAATGGTGCAGCATTTTCTTCTGAAATGTATCCCAAACTGGCAAAGGCCTACCCCACCAATAAATTACCGGATTTACGCGGTGAGTTTATCCGTGGTTGGGATGATGGGCGAGGTGTGGATGCGGGAAGGGTCATCTTAAGCATACAGGGGTGGTTAACAGGAAGTCATTATCATAATATTCGGTCATGGGACGCGTGGGATAACACGGTATTGGTGCCAAATGACAGAGGGGGGGATAGTCTGTTGTCGACAGATAACGCCGTCCGGCAAGGAGCGATTAATGGTAAATTTACCAGTCAATACAGAACGGAGTTATCTGGGGGGAATGAAACCCGCCCACGTAACATTGCCTTCAATTATATTGTGAGAGCAGCATAATGGATAATGCGATATTAAATAGCGAACTTATAGCCATACAGGCAGGAAACATTATCGTTTATAACTATGATGGTGGTAATCGGGAATATATTTCTGCATCAACTGAATATCTTGCTGTTGGCGTTGGTATTCCGGCAAATTCTTGTTTGGATGCTCCAGGCTCACATAAAGCAGGTTATGCGATTCTCCGTTCAGAGGATTTAAGTTCATGGGAGTATGTGCCAGATCATCGTGGCGAAACTGTCTATAGCATTGACACTGGGAATCCCGAAGAAATCACGGTGTTGGGTGACTATCCGGAAAATACAACCACTATCGCCCCGCTAACACCATACGACAAATGGGATGGAGAGAAATGGGTGGTTGATACTGAGGCTCAACATAGTGCAGCTGTAGAGGCAGCAGAAACAAAACGTCAGTCATTGATTGATACTGCGATGGATTCCATTAGTCTGATTCAGTTGAAATTACGGGCTGGACGGAAGTTGACGCAGGCAGAAACCACGCAGCTTAACTCCGTGCTAGATTATATAGACGAGCTGAACGCGATGGATTTAACCACGGCACCAGATCTCAACTGGCCTGAAAAACAACTTTCTACAGCCAGTTGATATAATTAATCCGCCCTCACAATATAATTAAATGCAATATTACGAGGGCGGGTTTCTAAGCCAGCAGTACCTAAATTAGCTACGGACTGTTTATATGTTTTAAAAGTTCCATAATTAGGGGCTGGCAATCCTGCATCGCTTGTGTTCCCCCATCTGATAACTCCCGTATTACCACTAGTAGCCCATGCCTCGTCAAAGTAGAAATTAATTGAGCGGTCAGTTGCTACGGTTGATTTTGACGGTAATCCGTGAGCATGATCCTCCGTTGCATATCCTTGCTCGCTTAAAATAGAGCGACCAGAGTCAATCCCTCGCCCATCATCCCAGCCACGGATAAACTCACCGCGTAAATCAGGTAATTTTAACGTTGGGTAAACCTTTGCCAGATTTGGGTACTTTTCAGAAGAAAATGCTGCACCATTGCATTTCAGCCACCCCGTTGGCGGTGTGGCTGAGGGCCACGGAACAGGCACACCAACGGGCAGCGCCGAGCCTTCCCCTAAACCAACGTTTTTATGTGGCCCTTACAATGTAATTAAAAGCAACGTTGCGGGGGCGCATTGATATCCATGCCCCGGTAAAATTATCCTCTGCCGTCCTTTGAGTGCCTGTTATGGAGTTATCTGATGATGCTGGAACATAATCGCTATTATCTCCTGCTTTAGGATTAGCAGGGTTTCCAACAGTTATAACAGAATCAGCAGTAGCATAAGCGATACCTACTTTGACATTAGTAGTCAGATCGACACCGTAATAATCCTGCAAAGCTGTACGAATAAATGTTGCAGTCTGACCACTTAGCAATGAACGCCCTGTATCAATCCCTCTCGAATCATCCCAACCACGGATAAACTCACCGCGTAAATCAGGTAATTTTAACGTTGGGTAAACCTTTGCCAGATTTGGGTACTTTTCAGAAGAAAATGCTGCTCCGTTACATTTCAGCCACCCCGTTGGTGGTGTGGCGGAGGGCCACGGAACAGGCACACCAACGGGCAGCGCCGAGCCTTCCCCTAAACCAACGTTTTTATGCCGCCCTTACGATGTAATTAAATGCAATATTACGGGGGCGGGTTTCAGATGCTGTACGAACTGAGCGAGAGGCGTCGAATGTCCAGTTATAAGAGCCATAACCCTCAATAATTTCCGTTTCCTTTAGGCCTGTAGATAATACTTGACCATGTTGACTAAATGGCCCTGAACTAAGTACATCTCTAAAAAGCTGAGTACGCCCGAAAGAACCAACAATATTCTGAATTGCATCATTCTGTGCAGATAATAAATTACGGCCAGAGTCAATCCCCCGCCCGTCATCCCAGCCACGAATAAATTCACCGCGTAAATCCGGCAATTTATTAGTAGGGTAAGCCTTTGCCAGTTTGGGATACATTTCAGAAGAAAATGCTGCACCATTGCATTTTAGCCAGCCCGTTGGTGGTGTTTCTAAGGGCCACGGAACGGGCACACCAACAGGCAGTGCAGAGCCTTCCCCTAAACCAACGTTTTTATGCCGCCCTTACGATGTAATTAAATGCAACGTTGCGAGGGCGAGTTTCTGTACCTACATTTCCACTAATTTCACCATAACGTTTAACACTACGAGAGCTAATAGCTCGTAGTGAGGAAGGCACCTTATGACCGGGTTCGTCCGTTTTAACTATTCCCCCGTCACCGTATGTAGCTAGTATTCCTGGATTTACGCCTTCCCGTGCACTTCCTGCGGCGAGTCCGTCCCCTGTCCATAATTCCATATAGTGTGCATGGTCCAAAATTGTGTGTGGCTGCCAATTAAGCAAAGCGCGGCCAGCATCCACCCCGCGCCCATCATCCCAGCCACGGATAAATTCACCGCGTAAATCAGGTAATTTTAACGTTGGGTAAACCTTTGCCAGATTTGGGTACTTTTCAGAAGAAAATGCTGCACCATTGCATTTCAGCCACCCCGTTGGCGGTGTGGCTGAGGGCCATGGAATAGGTACACCAACGGGCAGCGCCGAGCCTTCCCCTAAACCAACGTTTTCATGCCGCCCTTACGATATAATTAAACGCAATGTTACGAGGACGAATGGTTACATAATTAACCCCATCACCTCGTGAAGGCCCTGCAAATGAAAAACGGGAAAATCCTGGTTGGTTAGAAACAATTTGGTCATAGTTATTGATTGAATGACCAGACCCAATGTCGAAATTACCTCCGTAATGAGAAAAACTTGTACCATCCTGCCCTGAAAGCAGGGTACGTCCCGCATCAATCCCGCGCCCATCATCCCAGCCACGGATAAATTCACCGCGTAAATCCGGTAATTTATTGGTGGGGTAGGCTTTTGCCAGTTTGGGATACATTTCAGAAGAAAATGCTGCACCATTGCATTTTAGCCAGCCCGTTGGTGGTGTTTCTAAGGGCCACGGAACGGGCACACCAACAGGCAGTGCAGAGCCTTCCCCCAAACCAACGTTTTTATGCCGCCCTTACGATATAATTAAAGGCAATATTACGAGGACGGTTTTCATTAGCTGTTGGCACGACACGAGAGGCGTCGAATCCAAGGTCATCGGTTTTGTCTATAGTAGTTGTGTTATTCGGCATTCTCGCTGATCGTGTTCCTGCATCGTAAAAAGCCCCTCTGATTGCATCAAAAGACATGCCGATCCCGCCATCTGCGAACCCCTCAATATTTCTTATTGCATCCCCCTGTGAAGATAATAATTGTCGCCCGGCATCCACACCACGTCCGTCATCCCAGCCACGAATAAATTCACCGCGTAAATCCGGCAATTTATTAGTAGGGTAAGCCTTTGCCAGATTTGGGTACTTTTCAGAAGAAAATGCTGCTCCGTTACATTTCAGCCACCCCGTTGGCGGAGTGGCTGAGGGCCACGGAACAGGTACGCCAACAGGCAATGCTGAGCCTTCCCCCAAACCAACGTGAATTAATTGTTGAGAGAACACTGGCCGGACTGGCAGCTGCACGCGAACAGGGACGCATTGGCGGACGTCGCCCGAAGTTGACAAAAGAACAACATGAGCAAATAGCGAGGTTGATCGAAAATGGCTACAGCAGGAAACAGTTGGCAATTATTTACGATATCGGTGTATCGACGATTTATCGTTATCATCCTGTAGAGAAGCGCCAAACTCAATCTGAGCTGTAATTCTAATGCCGCGTCGGTGTAATTTATCTTGATAGAATAGGTACATTTATCGCGCGGCACATCAATTCGATGTATCTAGCGCCTGCTGACCGCTAATGAAAACTGTTCTCGAAATGTTGTCCCTAGTCCGAGACTAGGGTATCACCTCTGGAAAGCATACGCAGAACCTTTTTTAACCCAGGGTGCCCAGCTTTTTTGCTGCTCGCCTTATTCGCAAAAATTAGCTCACATCCTGCGCTTTCAAGTGCTTTTCACTGCATAGCTGTGTTTTGTTCATTTGTCTATATGCGTACATAGCCTATTAGCATATTTTCTGCCCACTATCGTTATTTATTGCAAGCTACAGGTTTTAATTAACAAAACCAGTGTGTGTGGAAATCACAAAGTGCATACCGTTCTCAAATGTTGTTCAACTTACTGTTGTATAGGTAAAAAATGACATTTTATGTACATATCGTGATGTTATCCCTTCTTGGTGGGGTGTATTCGTATTTGAGTGGGCTATGTGAAAACCGTTACGAGTCTTCATGCAAGAAATTGCTGGCCGAATGTATTTCCGCCGTACTTGCTGGCTTTATTGGCATGTATCTCGCGGAATATAAGGACATGAATGAAAGCCTTCAGAGCTGCATGGTTCTTATTTTCAGCGCCAATAGCAGGCTTATTATTGAAGGTTCCAAAAGTCGGTTGAATAGGTAAGTCTCTTATGCAACATAACCGGTTGAGAAGTTACTTTGCATACCATTACCTCCTGACAACGTAGGAGGGAACTTGTGCTTGACACACAGGAATTAGCTCCAGTTGCTATTGCGCTCCTGCTTTCAGTAATTGGTGGGATAGGCACGTTCCTGATGGATGTCCGAGACGGTCGCCAGTCTGGCAATTTGTTGGGATTGGTTACGGAGATCTTTGTTGCAGTGACAGCTGGCGCGGTGGCGTACCTATTGGGGCAACACGAGGGCTGGGAGTTATCAATTACGTACTTAATGGTAACGATAGCCAGCAATAACGGTCATGAGGTGATTTCAGGGATGAAACGAGTGAATATCGATAGCATTCTGAATGTTCTTACAAGTTTGGTGAAAAAGGGAGGCGGGAAATGATTGGCTGGGGTGTATGCGTTCTTGCGTTAGCCTTAGCCGATCGCTATTTGCTAAAACGCAAGGACATCACGCATTTAGAACTTGGTGATGTGGAAATTAAACCGGGTTTCATCCGGGTGCCGTTCAAATACCGGTCTAAATTCCCGTTTTTGCGCGGCGCAACGGTCAGATATTGGATCCGCGATGTTCAGAAGCCGACGACAGTGATTGAAGGCGAACAACGTTGTTTGACGTCGGCTGAACAGGGCGAAAACAGTGAATGGTTGTACATACCCACTGAATATATGGGTAAAGGAGAGCGACTGTGGCATTTCAACGTCATGGTTACGCATGGCGACTCGTTCATTAACCCGTTGTATCGGATTTTCCCTGTTACTCAGCAAATCCGCAGAAGTTACGTAATAAATCTCGCACAGGATGTGTCAGATGACGAAAAATAAGTATGCAACGGTCGATTTTGACCAGGTTAATGAAAAGGGGCTGAAATCCCTTATCGCGGCGATCAATAAAACCGGTGTTACGGTAATTGAGGTTGACTCCAGCAACCGCGCAACAACGAAAGATGGCGTTAAAGTTAAAACCGCAAAGCTGGTTCTTAACGACGGACAAATTCTTGCCATACAGGTAAACGATACTGGCGATATATCGTCTGTGAGGCTGAATGGAAAAGCTATTCCTAACGCTCAGTCGCCGGATATCAAGACGCTTGGTACCGTCATGGGGCAAGCGGCCCGCAAAAACTCCGCAAAATTCCAGAAATCACTGATCGCCAAAGCGAAACGTGTTGCCAATCCGGTAGACAAGAAACCGGCAGTAAAATCCAACTTTCAGCGCCTGCAAGAGGCAAAACAGCGGAATGCTCAGGTGGTTGCCGCTTATAAATCAGCGCAGAACTCGGTGTCTTTCAATCAACAGCAGATCACTGATTTGCGGGCGAAGCTGGATAAGGAGACAGGCCGACTCAATAACGAAAAGGCCCGAAATGGCGAACTCAAACGCCGTCTTAAGCAACTGAAAGCAGGAAATTAACATGGAACAGTTCAATATCAATAAAGGGGTGACGATCAAGCCTGGGCTTGACGTGCTTCCCCCGCCAGTGACTGATGATGAATATCGCGCATTAATGGCCGGTGAGGACCGCTATCTGATGACGGAATCCAACACCCTGGAGGAAATCGAGGCTACGTTCTTCTATGACACGCCGATCCACTGGTGTGCTACGGATTTACTGGAGGCGATTAGTTCTACTCGTTTGCAGTTACACCGGACCATGCAGGCATTTGTCCGGGCATTAAACCAGAAGCTGAATGGTACCGGAATCTCTGCGGGGAGTGATAAAACGGGGGATGTGGCCCAGAACGGTGCACGCGCGATCGGCGGGGCTGAAATTGGCCGGGCACGTAACGTTAACGGGCTGCCGGTCCTGCCAGCCATTATTCCGCTCAGTGATGGTCAGACTATCAGCATTCTGTTTCATAGCCCGACAGCGGAAAACCGGATCACCAATAGCGATACGCTGATTGCTTTCCAGTTCTTACTGAATAAAAAAGACGTTACTCATACCGTTGCTCCGATGAGTGGACGTGATATGACGCTGGCGCAGGTCACCATGAAACTTGCCAACCTTGCAGAGAAAAACTCGGCAAAATTCCAGCGTGCGCAGAAGAAGAAAAAAGCCCTGGTTGATGAAATAACCCAACTACAGGCTGACAGTGACCAGAAAGAGGATGCCATGAGCGACCTCGCGGATCAGGTGGCAGCGGTAGAAGGGCAGAAGGTAGATCTGGAGCAGAAAATTAACGCTGTTGCATCGGAAGCGGATTCTCTTTATGAAGAGAATGAGCGTTTGCAGACGGAGATTGATCAGCTCAATCGAACTGGTGGGCGCGAAACCATTGCTCCTGCGGGGATGACTGGTGGACACTCTCGCGCGATGACGGATCGCCTTGCAAGTATCAAAAATCGTATGCATATGAACGGGGAAGTGACGCTCAGTAATGGTGCATCAATGAAGCAATTCATTGAGGACGGTGAAGGGTATATCCAGTTAACCGATTCGGATGGCAGCGTGTACATGATCAAGGCTAAATCCATACAGGGTGTGGACATGGCAGATGCGATCGGCAAGCTGTTTAAAGCCTATAAAGCGGGTAATGTATCGGAATACCTGGTCCAACCAGAAGAACATAAACCGGAAAACGTCGAACCTGAACCAGCGGAGGATACCGGTAGCTCTTCGCCTGAACCAGAAGTCTCTGTAGGTGCATATCGATATGCCCTGCAAATGCGTCCGGCGGCCCCTGGCGCAATACCTGAAGGTAACAAAGCAATTCTGCCGCGCCCTGATGAAGGTGACCCGTATTATGAATATGCACGCTACGGCATTGCTACTTACGATACCCCGCTTTCTGATCAGCAAATGAGTGAGTACGACCTGAAGTTATTGCCTCGCGAGGATTCTTTCGACTTCTTGGCGAAGACACTTACTAATGGTCCGTTTGGCAAATATGCACAAAAAGCTCTGGAGCTGGCCACCAGCTCACCAGACGAGTTCCGCGTAATGCTGAAAACTCAGTTTCAAAAAACTTTCCCCAATATTGCGTATCCGGGGGGCGCTGGCACCGAAAAAATGGTGCAGAGCATGATCAATGCATTGCAGGCCGAAGTCGGTGAGATTACTCAGCCAGAACCTGCCCCGGCACAGCCTGATGAAACGGTTAGCGAAGCAGATGCAGAGGCTAATAAAGCCATTGAATATCTCAATAACGTGATGGATATGCAAAGCACTGACATGGCGGAGATCCGTAACGCCCGGGGCAATGTCCGGGAAGCGATTGCAGCCCTTCAGGCTGCCGGGCGTTTTGAGGAAAACGAAGAGCTGGTTAATGGCGCTGCTCGCCACCTGGCTGATCTGCTGGTAGCAATCCAGAAAGCGGGGGTAGCGGCATGACACTATCAGCTATTGAGTTAATGGATCTCAGCGATAAGTTGGATGCTCTGATGTCCAAAGCGGCTACCGCGAGTGGCATGGAGTTGCTGGATATCAGCGATGAAATCGACCAGATCATGCAACAGATGGGGTACGGCGCGTCCGGAGGTGGTAGTGGCGAGGAAAAACAACCTTCGGAACATGATGGTGTGCCAAAACTGGTTGCTGATTTCCTGGCTGATAAATTCGTCGATCAGAGCACCGATGCATTTATCGGTACCTTGCAGGATTTGAGTCAATATGTTGGCACATACATCGACCTGGACCAGGTTAAACAGCACACGGCGGCATGGATAGCCGCCAACATTAAAGAGGCAGCATAAGGCGTAACAGGGATGAGCTTAAGCGATCAGGTGGTAATGGCCACCAGCATAGAAACGCTGATCGAGCTGCTAAAGAACTTGCCCGATTATGGGCGGGTTTCGTATGTGGTGACAGCGAAGGGAGACGAGGTAAAAACAGCGTTTGATATCGTCGATGCCTCAGCTCTTTTGGTATCCAATACTCTGGATGGGAAAATTAATCCTGACTATCCCCAGGAACTTCAACCGCGCGACCGGACCCGCGCATCCAGCCTTCTTCAGGTTAACCAGATATCCAAGGATTTGCGGCCTGCTCAGCTTACCGATTCCGGTCTATCCAGCCATGGCGCGCCGATAATTGGTGAGGACAATGCCGTTGAGTCAGGTAATGGACGGACCATGGGGATCATTAAAGCCTATCAGGACGGCAATGCGGATCGGTATCGTGAGTACCTGATTGATCATGCGACCGAATTCGGCATACGACCTGAAAAGGTTGAATCAATGACGGCTCCGGTACTGGTGCGCCGCCGGTTAACTAAGGTTGACCGCGTTCAGTTTGCCAAGGACTCAAATATTTCTGATCTTCAGGAAATGGCAGCCAGTGAAAAGGCTTTTGTTGATGCCGACAGCATAACACCGGCGATGATGGCGCTTTTTAACCCGTCAGAAAGCGGAGATCTGCTTAGCCGCAGTAATGACACGTTTATTCGCGGATTTATGACGCAAGTTGGTGCCACACAGGCGGCTGGCCTTGTAACTGAAGATGGGCGACCAACACGGCAACTTGTAGACCGTATACAAAACGCGATCTTTGCCAAGGCATATAAGGATGCGCGCCTGGTAAGGATGGTTGCAGAAGAACCTGATCCGGATATGCGTAATGTTCTGACGGCGCTTAATGCGGCAGCCAATGATTTTGTCCAGATGCAGGCTTTGTCAGGAGAAGCGCACAAGCAGGCTGTGACAACTATTGTTGATGGCATTGAGACAGCGGATAGCCTCGATAAAAAGGCGCTGGCGGCATTGAAAGATGCGGTAGACCTGGTAAGGCAATCGAAGGAGTCAGGCCAGCATATTACCGATGTTATTGCTCAGGGGGATATGTTCAGCGAAACGGCCCCGGAAGTGAAAGCACTCGCGTTGTTCATCGTCGCGAATAACCGTAGCGCGAAGCGTATGGCCACCGCCTTTAAGTTGATGGCGCAACGTATCAATGATGAGTTACAGCACCAGGGCCAGGCGCTCGGGGATATGTTTGGCGGCGGCGATGTGTCGTTACAGGATATCCTTCGCCAGGTGTCTCAGGAACTGGAAAACGAAGGCATGCAAGGGATATCCGGCGGTCTTTTCGAGTCCGTTTCCGGCGGTAGTTACAACGGTGTTGCTCCATATACCAGCTTGCTATTACATCGGGCATCCGGCATCAAAGACATTATTCATCTGATCAGGCTGCTATCCCGCACCGATCCCCAGGATGAGCAGCTTGTACAAGTGCTTGCGCATTTTGTCCGAATGCCTGTTGCCGACGTAAAAAAATGGTGCCGATTATTCGGTATCAGCAATTCGTTACTTCGCGGATTGTTAAATCACGCATCCTCCCTTGGGCGCGACGGCTTTGATGAGATAGCGCAGGCGATAAAAAACGGAGATATGCCACCAGCTATTGACTGGTTTTCCATTCGCCCAACCAGGGTGAAAGCATTCCTTAGCGCGGCGCATTCGGCATCACCATTGGCAGAAATGGTTCAGAGGTTGTCGCTCATATTCACAGACCATACCGCGTTGGGTGATCTGACTCTGGACGAGATGAAAGAAGCCTCCATTCAGTGGGCCGATCAACAAAATGAGGTTAACTCTGACTTCTTGCCAGCATTCAGGAAGGCCGTTAGTAAAGTGGATGATGCCCGTGGAATTCTGAAGGCATTTAAGGCATTGCAAAGTCGGGTTAATAAACATGTCGGTGATATCGATGGGGTAACGGCGGAAGGCAGGGATATCCTTAAAGAGCACGGCATAACGCCAGAGTTTATTGATGAGATCAGGACGGATATGCAGCGTGAGGTCGTATCGTCCCTGCAAATCGTAGCCAGAGCGTTGGCGGATGCTAATCCGAAGAGTGCGGCCATTGTTAACCGGGTTATTGGTGATATTGAAGCATCGGAGGGCATGGGGGCGCTGAAACTCTTCCTTTCGCGAGCGTTTAATCCTAACGGCAATATTCTCCCCGGCATTATTTGTGAGGCTAAAAAGTATGTCAGCGAAGAAGAACTTGAGCATCTTGACCAACTACTTAAGCGATTCTCATATAACCCGCAGACACGCTGGCAAATGAATCAGCGAAGTATGGGTTCGGTCCACGAGAAAGTGTTATCTGCCATGAACAGTGCGATCGCCAACTCATCCGTATCTGAAGAAAAAGCTCTTGAGTGGGCCGACTCTTTTATCACGGAAGAAGTGGAAGAAGCCCGCGCTGGACAGAATGGTGGGATAGACCTGCGCAAGGAACTTGCTGATATTTATCGCCTGACCGGCGGTAAAATTTCGACCTTATCAAAGGTGGTTCACCACCAGGGAAGGGCATATGCAAATCTAAATGGTGTTGTTGCTGTCAATTTGAACGATGAAAATGCAAGTGCACTGTGGCACGAGCTGGGTCATCATCTTGAGTACAGTAACCCTGGTTTGTTAGAGAAAGCCCGGTCATTCCTGAAGGCCAATGTTGAAGGGGATAAGCCATCTTTCGTTAATATCGGTGGGCGTGGCAAGCCTGAATGGTGCTTCAGATCTCGATTGAGTAATATTTATATGGCGAAGGTATACCCGCCAGCCTCAGTAAGTAACACCGGGAAAATTCGGCAGAAATCACCGACTATTTCCAAAACGTCAGCAACGGAAGTATTCTCTATGGCTCTTCAGTTGTATCATGACAAAGAGGCCGCTGCCGCATCACTGATGAATGGTGACGGATTGCTGGAACTGTTATTAGGTGTGGCAAAGGAGCTAAATAATGCAGATTAAAATCGCAGCGCCATTAGGCGGAGATGCCATTATCGAATTTGATGATAATGAAGAAGTTTCCGGGCGTTTAAGCATTATCTCCGGTGACATTACCGAGGACATGATCACTGAAGCCATAGCTGGGGCAAATCCCAATAGCTATATGGGATTCGTTAACACCCTTGATGCTCCCGTAAGTGATGTTCTCCGAACGCTGCATCTTTACGCTGGCTGGTTTGTTGATTGGCCATCTGTAGATGGTGGCGATGAGGACGACGACGATGATTTTGGTAATCATGTAGACCAGATCGTATATTAACTCCCTGATAGTGTTAAAATAACCTGTTCTGGTATGTTAATTGTGTACTTAAGGTAAATGTGTTGTGGCTTGCTTTAGACTATGGAAGCAAGCCATTTCTGGTGATGCCTCTAATTAGTTGAATCTGATGTATAATACGGGCTTTTGAGGTTATCTCATAACCAGCGTTAATATTCATTGTCCCCGTTGTCAGTTAGCTCGGGTTTACCGCCATGGTCAAAACCCTAAAGGCCGTGACAGATTTCGCTGCCGTGACTGCCACCGTGTGTTTCAGCTCACTTATACTTATCAAGCACG